TAAAAGCTAAACTAATTCTAGTGTTATCTCCTTGTTTAGTTTCTACCATGTGAGTTAATGATGATGGGAATAATATTATATCTCCAGTCTTAACTGAGAACCACCAAGATTCTGAGTTCCAAATATTCCAATTTTTAATTTCTAATTTAATTGTTTTATAATTATCATTAAAGAACTTAATCTTATCATATTCTTTATGGCAATTAATATAGAATACTCCTGATACTAATGAATTAGGATGTGCATGTTTATGATGATATTGATTTGTTTCAGTATAGTTTAACCAAGATTGAGTAATGTAAGGTGTAATCGCATCTGTTGAAGATATAACTTTTTCAAAATAATCTTTAACTGTTAAATCTAAATCTGTTTTTAAATCTTTAAATAATTTGTTATTAAGAATGTAATTATCATTAGACGTTGTATTTCCTTCATTTTTATAAACATCTAATTTAGTCTTATCAATAAATGAAAGTTCTTTGTTTGTAAGTTCTCTATTTAATTTTGAAATATAAATTGGTGTAGGAAATATTGAATTAATTATTGCTTCCACTTTTCTTCCTTTAGTTTTTTAAAATACTATAATTCTAATATATCCCAAGTCAATGTTGATTCATTCCAACTATACATATTACCATCTTCTGGCATATCAACTGGTGCTTCCCATAAACAAGTATTTTCATTTAATACCCAAGAATTAAAAGGTTTTTTAAGAATAAAAGCATCTCTATCTTCGTCATAAGCATATCCTATTCCTGCATGATTTTTTCNNTAGCCATTATGCTGTGTAACTCCCTGAACCATTAAATTGTAAAATTGTATTACTACCAGATGTTGTAACTGTTGGTGAACCTGTTGATGTTGATGAGTACGAAGCTGTTGGTACACTAAGTATAACAACACCTTTTCCACCAGTTCCCCCATAATTACCAGAACCAGCACCTCCGCCACCACCACCTCCTAGATTTGCAGTTCCATTTGTTCCAGCAGAAACAAGAGTTCCACCATTCATAACTGCACCAGTCCCTCCTCCACCAGTACCACCAGCATTAGCAGTTCCACTTACGTTTCTCCCTCCACCACCTCCACCTGCTCTTGTAACAGATGAACCAGTTATTGAAGAAGCTGTGCCATTACCACCAGCACCAGCTTGTGATGCTGTACTACTACCAACATCAGAACCATCTGCACCTGCACCACCTCCTCCACCACCTTGACCACCTATTGGGTTTTGATCTCCACCACCTGTACGATAACCAGCACCACCTTGATTACCTTGTGATGGTGATGTGCTTGGTGTATTACCAGCGGCTCTAGTAGCACTATATGAATTTGCTATTGCAGAACCTCCACCACCTGAACCACCAGCAACTCCAGCAACTCCAGTACTTCCTGATGTTATTCCTTTTCCAGCACCTCCTCCTGCACTTGTAATTGTTGTTAAACCTGAACCTGATATTGAAGAATTAGAACCATTTGTTTCATATGCACCACCATCTCCAACTGTTACTGTAATTACTGTTCCAACAGTAATTGATTGAGTTGAAGTTCTATATCCACCAGCACCTCCACCACCACCTGAACACCCTGTACTAGATGTATTATCTCCACCACCTCCACCTCCAGCTACTACCAAAAAATTTATTGAAATTGGTTGAGGAACTTCATCAGTTACGTCATCATCAACTGTTGGAATCCAACCTTTTGTTGCACCAGAATAAACTAATGTAACAGATTGACCATTTGTATTGTAAATAGGATTTGGAGAAGTAGACCCTTGAAAGTTTAAAGAGTTTTGATTTATTGTAACTGCGTTTGTTGCCCATTTTCTAGCATAGTCAGCTAAGATAATTGTATCACCATTAGTTGCAGAAGCAGGTAATGTAATAGTACAAGCATTTGAAGTTGTATCAATCCAATATCCTCTACCAGCAACAGCAGTTAATGTAGAAGCAGTAACAATAGATTGCCAAGCAAGTCCAGCAGAAGCAAAGCTTAAAACTCCTGATCCATTTGTAATTAATGCTTGACCAGACGAACCATCAGTAGCAGGTAATGTAAATGTTAAATCTGAACTTACACTTGCTGGTGCTTTTAATGCTACATAATTTGTACCATTAGCTGTTGTTTCTCTAAAACGAATTTCTTTTTGATTGTCTATAATTAAATTTACAGTTGTTGTATTTACTGAATCTGAAAGTGTTAAAACTGTTCCTGTTGCAGTTGTTGATAATCCAGTTATTGATACTGTTGAATCTAACCAGTTTACTGTGTTAGCTGTATGGTCAATAGTTGCTAAAGATATGTCGTCAGCACCATCATAATATTTTAATGTAGGTGTAGTCGCAGAAGTTGTGTCTAACCAAAGCTGTCCACTAACAGCACCAGTTGGTCTTGATGTTCCTGAATTAGTTGTTTGAATTGCTGATAAGGCATTGTTTAAATCTGTTCTTACTGCTGGGAATGTAGCATTAGAAATAATATAATCGTGTTGTGCCATAATCTATCTAGTAACCTTTAGCTATATAATCAAAACTTTTTGATATTCCAGTCCCAGAACTATTTTTAAAAGCTACGTTAAATCCTGTTGTGGATTTAGATGTTAGCAAGAAATAGTCTCCTGTTGCCATTCCTTGTGCTGTAATACCAACTGCATAATTAGCAGAATAGAATGGTAAAGTAAAGACAACTGAGTATGTTCCAGTTCCTGAAGTAATATCATTACCACTAAATATTCTATCTGGCATATCTATTGTAACTGATAATGCAGTTATTACTGGAGTAGAAACTCCATCTATTGAACTTAATAACATTCTAAATTTATAATATTTAGCAGTATAATCTCCAATAACAAAATTTCTAAAATCAGTATAAGTAGTTCCATCATTAGATAATGCAATTTCTAAATGAGCATTACAATTAGCTGGAGAATCTCCATCAAAAGAACCTAAGGCATCATCAAATAAAATGTATCCTCTACCACTATCAAATAGTTCTGAAGGATTTTCAGCATATTGAGTTATTGATGCTGTAACTCTTGATGTATAAATAGAACCTAGATTAATTGGAGAACTAAATAAATATATTCCATCACTAGACAAAGATGTAAGTCTTAGTTCACCACCAGATAATGTTAAATTAGTTTTTGTTCCAGAAAAAGTAGGAGATTCAGTTTGTGTAGTTATTGAGTTAAAATTTCCTACTGATGTTAAGTTTGTTGCAATAATAGATTCACCAGCAGAATAATTACCAGATTTATCTACTGCCTTAATTAGATAACTTCCAACTCTAGCTGGAACTGTAATTGATGTTGCTGGTCTTGATACTTTTTCAATTAATGTAACTGAGTTAATCCAAGTTGCACCAGTAGTTAATGTTGAATATCTTAAAGTATAATATGCTAAATCTAAATCAGGAATTGGAGTCCAATTTAAATGAGCATCTTGACCAACAATATTGCATGTAAAATCTTCTACATCACTTGGTAAAGCTGTTCCACCAACAATAGTTCTTGTTGCTGAAGTATATGTTGATGATGCACCTAAAGTATTAAATGCTTTAACTCTAACATTATAAATTAATCCATCTATTACGTTTAATATTCTATGTATTAAACCCTTGCCCTGACCAGCAATAATATAATCTGTAGCTGTGCTTAATTTATATTCAACTTGGTAATAATCTACAAAGCTATCAGGGGAAGCACCAATAGTAATATCCATACATACAATAACTGTTCCGTCATTATATTGAATAAGTTGATCTGATAAACTTAATGAAGCTGGTGCAGATACATTGTTAGGGTTTGGTAATGTAGTATCAGCGATTGTAGGTGCTTGTGCTTTTGAACTCCAAGTATAAAAATTATCTTGATGTTCAACTAATTGTAATCCAACTGTGCTATCTGAATTAATAGCTAAACCCATAACTCTAAATGGTTTTGCACTAAAGCCACCAGTTACATAAGTAAGATTAACAATATCTCCAATAGATAAATTAATTGCTTCTGAAGTACATTTAACTTCTACACCTAAAGCATCTCTTGAACGTCTTAGTATGATTTCGCAAAGTTCTTCAGCTTGATATGGATTGTTAATATGTTTAAAATCAAATCTTCCTTCTAATAAAATTGAATTATCTGCTGCTAACATTGTAGCAAACTGATCTCCATTAGGTAAACTAGAATCATCAAATGGTGGAAAAGATACTGTATCATTTTGCCAATCTTTATCTGGGTTACAAAATGTTCCTATAACTCTATTATATTTAGAGTTTTTCTTTTCTCCAAGAATTTTAATACCACCAATAATATTATCTGAAGTTAATGTTAATGCAGAAGAACCAGAATCTTCTATAATTAATTTATATGTTCCTTGTGTGTAAGTAAATATTGCTCTCATTGGAGTTAATAGTTCTCTTACGTTGTCTATAACTTTTTGAGAAGAATCTAATACTGCATGAGTTTCAAATAAATTAATTGCTGTACCACTTGTGTATGGAGTTACTTGTGTTTCGCAAGTAGTTGCTGAAGTTTTAAATGAATCATAGTTTGTTTGAAATGCAGAAGTTGGTAAACCTTTTCCATATCTTGAATTTCTTAAATAATCTAAAAGAACTAATGATGAGTTTGCAGAATAAGTCCAAGTAGAAGCTGTAGATTCTCTTTGTGAACCAGAACCACCCTTAGTTGAATCTAATCTTGGGTCATAAATCTTCTTACCTTTTAAAGTAACTTTAACATCAGGTATTCCGTTAAAAGCATCTTGATTCCAAGTAAATTTAAAAGCAATATAAGCAACACCAGATAGTTTATAATTAGAATCCCAATTTGTACTTTCATCTAATAATGATGAAGCCACTTGATCGTCTTTACCAAAAAAACATTGTGCAGATATTAAACTAGCACCATCTTTATAAAAGTTAGTATCTGAACTTGATACTGTTCTTACAGTTCCATCAGTTAATGAACCAGACCAAGTTACTAATTTGTCATCAATTAAAATTTCATCAATAGATTGTATTCCGTTATCGCCACCTTCACAAAGAACTCCACCAACATATAAGTAAGTATTATTAGTTCCTGAACTTTCAACAAATATTCGTGTTATACCAACTTGCCTTCTTCCATATACAACTGGTATTTGTGCATCATTAGAATCTTTGTTAACTAGAACACCTTGAGAAGCTTCAAAATTAGATGAATTAGAAGTTGTTTTTGGTTTAGTTGGTTGCAACCAAGAAATAGCAGAAGATACTATTGAAGTAACACTTGATAATGCTTTAGAAATTGATTTAAAAATACTACCCATTTAATCTACCACCTAAGTTCCAACTTGGTTTAGTAAGTCTCATTTGATGCTTAACAATCTTATCTTCTTTAACTCTTATCCATTTAATTGGCTTATCTATTCCATATAGATTAGTGAAATGATCTTTAGTCCAAGACATAATTTCTTTTAAGTTTCTTTTAGCTAATGTTTCAATATGCCAAAGATTAGTTCCACAATTCCATTCACTTGCTTTTAAAGTTCCAGTTTTCATAAATCTATGTTCTACTATATCGTTTATTAATGCCCAGTTTGTATATCCAATAATTTCATCTTTATCTCTGTGGATTTGATATTGTCCAAGATTAAATGATGGAAGTATATGATTAGCGATTTGTGCATAAGTATATTTGTTATATTTTTCAAAATGTCTATATACCGAAATAATTCGGTAGAAATCATTCATGCTCTACCCCATTTAATTTCTTTAACTGATTGAGATGCGTAATCAAAACCTTTATCAGTAGAGAAGTATAGTTTTTGTGAATTAGTATTTGTTTTTCTTCCAGCTATCTTATCAAAGTCAGACCAGTGAGATGCTATTGATACAGTTACTTCTGATACAGTATCGCTTTCATCAATGTTAAAATTATCTATTCTTCCATCAAATAACAAAAATGGGTCAGATATTAATGTTTGGCTATCATCTAAAAATCCTCTGTAAACATAGGCACGTTTATTCATGTAATCATTATTAAGAAATAACGAAATGATTGTTTGATCTGCACCTGAAAATTTAACTATTAAATCTGTTACTGATACTTCTGAACTTTCACTAGCATCTGATACACCAAGAACTAAAGATGATGCTACATAAGTATTGCCATTATAAGTTATGTCTTTGTAATGATCTGTGTAATAATATCCTGAACTTACACCGATATATATTAGTTCAACTGGATTAAGTTTATTTGTGGCTAATTCTGTTGTAAGACTTCCACTTAATGATCTTGTCATTACAGAACCTCAATAAGATCAACTTCGTATTGAAATAAGTTTTCAGTTCCTATATTAAATTCTTGAACATCAGATATAAGCCCAACAGTAAAATCAACATTAGAATAAATTAATACTGTTCCAGTTGATAGTGATGATCTTAATGGTGGTTCAATAGTCATTGTGCCTACACCAGAACCATTAGATGATACATCTGTTATAACCATGTACACTTTATTTTGACCAGTAAATCTTATAAAATCTCCAGCTTTAAATATTGCTGATTGTGATGCTGTCATTCCAGTTAAATTAATAGAAGTTACACCAGCAGCATGACTTCCAGTTGTTGTAATAACTGTTGATGCTGAACCTTGTAATGTAGAAACTGTTGGAATTACATAATTGAACGATTCTATTTGTGATCTTTGTTTCATTATAAAAGCTATAATAGGTGCAAACTCTGATCTACTCATTATTGGAAATGTAACTTTAATTGCAAATAATTGACCATCTATTTGTCTTGCTTGTCGTCTCCCAGAAGTTGTTGTTGAAACAATAGTATTCTGTTGTGAGTTTATAGATATTGAACTGGCTTTTGGACTGCTAGGAAATGTTCCACTCATACTAAATTAGATTTACCTCTTGCGTTAAGAGCTTGATTAACTAAGTTAGTAATCGTTGCTCTATTATTTATTAATAACTCTTGTACACCTTTAACATCTGTTGCATTAATATTAAAGTTTAAAACTGTTCCACCACCACCTATTTTTTCATTTGGTACAATCATGCCATCAGTCTTAGGCATAAATATTTCTCTACCTCTTTCACCAACTGTTATTGGTACTCCAGCTCTAACTTTTCCACCTTCGGCAAATCCAAATAAAGAAGCAACACTAGCTATTGTGCTTATTGTACTCATAAATCCACTTCCACCACCACTATCACCACCATTACTACCAGAGAATGAACTCATAGCAGCTAAAGTTGATTGATAACCAATTTGTTGTGCTAATAAGCTATTTTGTCTTGCTAGATTACTAGTTCTGTTTTCTTCATAAATTTGTCTAATCTTTTCAATAGCTAATATTGCTATTCTTAATAATTGTTCTTCAACTAATTTACTAATAATATTAATTAATATCTTTTGTGCTATTTCTTTTAAAGCATCACCAAGTTTTTTTCCAAGAACAATAGATTCTGCTATTGCAACAGAAACATCTCTAACAGCTTTTACTGTTCCTTTTGCTATTGTAAGATTTATTTCTTCCCATTGTGTTTTAAAAGTATCTAAAGCAATTTGTAATTGTGATTGAATTTCTTGAAGCATTGTATTTGCAACTGGAACTATTGGTTTGTCAGGCGCAATAATTTTTTTACCACCCATTCCTATAGCTTCTTCATAACCTTTTTTGGCTTTTTTATAAGCTTCTACACCTTGTCCAATTTTATCTGCTACAAAACCAATACCAGTTCCTATAGCACCAAGAAATCTTGCTAAATCAGAATTTTTTATAAGATCAATTAAATCTTTAAGTATAATAAATGTTTCTGCTAATACTTTGTTTAATCCAGCATCTCCTAATGAAGCTATTAACTTTTCTCCTGCATTTTTTACATCATCAAAAGTAGTTGATAAATTTTTAGCATTAGCAGCTTCTGTACCACCAAATGTTTTTCCTAAACCTTCTCTTAATAAACCTAGTACATATTTAGTACCAGATACACTCTTTAAAAATTCTTCTACTCCATCTTTGCTTAAACTAAATTGTTCTCTTAATATTTTAAATACTGGTACACCTTCATTTTCTAATCTTCTAAATTGTAATATTCCCATTCCACCTTCAGTTCCTTTAGTAAATAAAAGAATTAAAGCATTTAATGTTTCTAATGGTTGTTGGGTAGCTGCTGCTGTATTAGTAAATGTTTTTAATAGTTCTTCTGTTGGATTTATTCCTGATCTATAAAGAGATATAAAAGCATTAGATAAATCTTTAATGTTAAATCTAGATGTCTCTGAAAATTTATTTAAGAAATCAAATGCTCTACCACCTTGTTCTGCTGAACCAGTAACTTGGTTCAATGCAACTTTCATATCTTGGAAAGATGAAAGAATATCAAATGTTTTTCTAATTACATCTGCTGTAATGTATGTTTTTAATGCGTTTTGAAATGTGAATAAACTATTGCTACTATCTTTTAGAGAACCTTGTAGATCATTAAATGCCTTCTTAGTATTATCAACTGCGTCTATTCTTATTTTGATGTTCTGATCTTGCATTATATAATTTCTCTTTATCTGCCTTCACAGTAAAATAAGCTATCCAATAGTGAAATTCATCTTGACTCATCAAGAGAACTTCTTCCATACTTTTTTTTAATTCATGACCCAGAGCAAGTATAGAGTATAACTCTGAATCAAATCTTACTTTTTTTCAGCTTCCTCGTAAGAAACACCATTCAACATTTCTGTTGAGACTCTAGCTATAACATTTGCATCAGCATTATTCAATAATACTTGTTTGTCATCTAGTTTAAATATTTTATTACCATCAGCATCTTTAGCTTTTAAAACGATTGCATCTACTAATACTCCTAGATCATCATTCTTAGCACCTTTAAAAAGGTTTCTTTTTTCTGCTAATGTAAATGGTGTACAAAATATTATTAAAGGTTTGCCTTCCTCACCCCATTCAGCTACCTCAATCTTTTTAACTCCTAAAGATTCAAATTGTGCCTTCACTCTATCTATTACGTTCATGTTCTTCCTTTTTAATTAATTAATTAACTTGCACTTGCTAATGTTAAAGCACCATTTCCAGTAAAAGAAATAGTAGACTCAACTAAGCCATCAAAAGACGCACTTACAGATTTAGCTGTTACGATAGCTGCACCTGAAAAGTATTTGTCTCCTGTTGATGCACCTTCTGGGTAAACTTTAATTGTTATTTCAGAACCAACAACTAAAGCTGTTTGACCAGCATCTAGTTCGTCCCAATATAAACTTGCAGTACCAGTCCAGCTAGTTAATCCAGCTTTGTAAGTTCTTGCAATAGTTCCCATGTTTGTAGATTCAATAGTCGCACCAGTAGTTTCTAGTGAATACGATCTAAGTTCTCCTACTGTATCAGTTCCTACTTTAATAGTTCCTTCTGAGCCAGTGTGTACGTTTCCTGCCATGTTATGTTCTCCTTGTTATTATTATGGTGTACCAGAAGTGAAGTGATAAATTACTCTCACTACCATTCTAATTCCACCGATTGGAAATAAAATACCTTCATCTGTAGATATTTCTACAATTTGGGTATTTTTAGCATTACCATTTCTTGTTCTATCATTATTTAATGTAGTTTCAATAGTGGTAATTAATTCGTTACGTTTGGTGTCAATATTACTTGTAGTTCCTTTGACGAACCCAACTATAACAAAATCTGCTTGTGATTGTCTTGTGATCGTAGATGATGTCATTGTTACATCTGCTCTAGTTTCGTTTCCTGACTGTATATAAATTGATGGATATTGTTGTTCTGATAATTCATCAACACTAAATGGTTCTCTTGTAACTTTCTTTAAAGTTATAGGTGATGTTACTGCTGTTAAAACAGATATTATATTAGCTGCTATATCTTCTCGTTTACTCATAATACTTTATTAAGTTTATTATATTCTAATAAGAATACATTTTTTACTGATTCTAATTCTCCATCTCCAACTGCAAAGAAATTTCTTGTTCTATTATTACCCATAGCTTTAACAGCTTGTGCTTTGCTTGGAAAGTATATCTCAGCATAAGTAGGTGTTGATTTTTGTGCCATGTTTGAAAGCATCTGACCAGTAAAGTTAAGATCAGCATAAGAAGTTTGTCTTCCTTTTAATTTTCTAAATTCTATGTATGCTTGAGAATATGGTGGGAATGATCTTTTGTTAGCATCTTGACCCTTTGCTGTTCTTTGTTTTATTAAACCCATAACAAACTCAGCAGTTCTTCCTAATGCAGTTTTAACTATACTAGGTTGTTCGCTAATACTTGCGTCTATATTTCTAGATACTTCTTTAAAATTATCAGCAACAGTTATCTTCATCTGATAAGCTGAAGTCTATGGTAAGGTGCTTTTTCTGCATCTTTAATTGTGTGTGAACCATCTGCATCATATTCAACTCCATCTTTTAAAATAGAATCAAATTCATCTGCATACATTTGTTGATAGTGTTTCATCATTACTTGAAATCTATCTAGATTATCATTTGAATTATATTTAGTTAATTGTGGACATGCGTAGAATCCAATTACTCTATAAACTGATAATCTTTTAAATTGTGAATCTGTTAATTTAGTTCCGTCCATTTCAGTTGTATTAAGCAAAGATATATCTCTATATGTCTGTTTAACATAAACTGGATACCATTTAATTCTTAAGTCTCTTTCAATGTCTGCTCTTGCTTGTGCGTGATAGTCATTTGGAGTGTAGAATGATGATATGCCAAAAGTTAAAATATCTGGTTGGTAGAATGTTAAGTCTGTTTCTGTTGAAAAATTTGCCATTTGTTAATCCTTTATAATATATTTTCTTCTTATTTTTCTAGGAGTTACCTTAGCAAATATTTCAGCTTCAGTCATTCCTAGTTCTTTATCAAATCCTTGATGTGCTTTTGATGAATGTTTAAATCTATCTACTAACACATAGCGATAAACATAATCCTTAGTCTTTAAATGTAAAACTGTCTTTGGACTGTCTATCTGTTTCATTGTTATTGGTGAGGGATTTTACTCCCCCACCAAATAGCATTAATTAAAATGCACAATCAGTTGTAATAGCAACTCCGTAGTTTTCTTTAACTACAGCTTTACCATAAACAATTGATGCAACGATTTCAGTTGCTCTCATAGAAGCATCTCTTTGTGTTTCAACTTTGAAATCTTCTTTCATAGCTAAACCAATAGAGATTGGAGAGAATACTCCACCTACTGAATCATCAGAAGCATCAATAGTAAAGTTAGCATCTTCAAATAAAGAGATACCAGCAATAGTGCCGATATAACCATTTCTTAATGCTTCATTACCAATGTCAGACAATGCGTAAGAAGAAGTTCCATATCCACCTTGAGTAAGAGTTTTCTTTAAATTGAAAACTGCTTTAGGGTGAAATACTGCGTAGTAAGGTGCAGGAACGTTTAATGATCTTAACTGAGCTTGAGCTTTGAATAAAAGATCAGCAGTTAATTCAGTTCCAGCAGCACCACCAGTGTTAGTAGTGAAGCTTGAAAATAGACCGATTAAATCAGCATCTACTTTTTTAGCAATCGCTTCTCCGAATAATCTTCCAATATCAGCACCAACATTTCTAGAAGCTGAACTAGCACCTAAATCTGTAAGAGTTGTCATAACACCAACTTCAGAAGCTGTGATAGTAGCTGAAGTAGGGTTTACTGCTGTATTAGATAAATCTGTTGCTTCATTTACTGCAGCAGCAGATACTACTGGATATACTGGCACTTCTGCCACTTTTCCAGAACCCATTAAAGGGTATAGAGTTACAAGCGGTCTCATTACAGATGTTTCTTGGAATGAGAAAATCGCTTCTTGTGTTATATTTGTATAAAGTTCACTTAATGTTGAACTTGTTGTTTCGTTAGCCATTTTTTTATTTTAGTTAGTTGTTTAAGTTATTTTCATTTTAAAAATACCCTGATCTCTTTGTTTCCTCATTTCAGAATATAATTTTCTGTCATTAGGATTATTCAAATCAAGATCACCCATTTTAACGGAAGTGGGAGAATTTCCACCAATCTTACCTTGTGAACC